AGCGAAACTGGAGAAAGAATTGAAAGTTACCAACCGCAGGGCAGCCCCGCCACCCGAGAGAATCGTGTCAGGAACTGGCCGAGTATCTGGGGCGGTGGACTCAACCCTTGAACGGCTACGAGCAGAAGCGGAAAAGACTGGAAACATGACGAAAGTCATCCAGTACAAAGCGCAGAAGCGAGCAGCTTCCAAATGATTTTTTTAATTTAGGAGCCCATCATGGCTAATAGTTTCTCAAAAGAAGAACGCGTCGCGTTCGAAGACATCCTCGAAGGTTTCCAGGACTTGCTGGTTCTGTCTCGTCACGTTTCGGTCTACAACACAGACCAGACGATGATGGCACGTACCAACAACGTGATCTGGCGCCCGATGCCTTACATGGCGCAGTCCATCAACAGCACGCCTGGCACGACCATCGCTGGTTCGTACCAGAACATGACCCAGTTGTCTGTGCCCTCCACCATTGGCTTCAGCAAGACTGTGCCTTGGACTATGACCACCCTTGATTTGCGTGACGCATTGCAAGAAGGTCGTCTGGGCGAGTCAGCCAAGCAAAAGCTCGCATCCGACATCAACGTGGCGATCATGAACACCGCAGCTGCCCAAGGCACTTTGGTTGTTCCAGTCTCCACCGCTGCCGGTGATTATGATGATGTGGCCTTGTGCGACAGCATCATGAACGAGCAAGGCGTGCCCGACTACGATCGCTTCTTGGGCTTGTCCAGCCGCGATTACAACGGCATTGCAGGCAACTTGTCTCAAGCCAGCCGTTCGTTTGGTAACTCCAAGTCTGATCGTGCATACGAGCGCAGCTTCGTTGGCATGGTCGCAGGCTTTGACACCTACAAGTTCGACTATGCAAACCGCATCGCTGCTGCTGCTGGTGGTGTCACTACCATCGACACGCAGAACGCTGCTCTCAACTACTACGTGCCTCAAGCCACTTCGACCTCGGTCGGTGGCCAGATCAACGTGGACAACCGCTATCAAACTGTCACCGTGTCCAACACGGTTGGCATCGTTGCTGGCGATGCCTTCACGATCGACGGCGTGGTTGCAGTGCATCACATCACCAAACAGTCCACTGGCCAACTGAAGACCTTCCGCGTCATCAGCGTGACCAACGGCACCCAAATGGTGATCAGCCCTCCCATTATTTCCAACCAAGTTGCAAGCGATGCATCTGCACAGTACAAGAACGTTATCGTTACTCCTGCTGCTGCTGCACCTCTGAACTGGCTCAACACCGCAGCCTCGAACATCAACGTGTTCTGGCAGCGTGATTCGTTGGAAATTTTGCCTGGCCGCTACGCAGTCCCATCCGATGCTGGCACCGCAGTGATGCGTGCTACCACCGACCAGGGCGTGGAGCTGGTGATGCAGAAGTTCTACGACATCGACAGCATGACGATCAAGTATCGCTTGGACACACTGTTTGGTGTGGTCAACAAGCAGCCTGAAATGTCCGGCATCTTGTTGTTCAATCAGCCCTAAGCTGATCTAGGGGAAGGGGCTTCGGCCCCTTCTTCTTTCTTCATTCCAAGGAGCGCATCATGCCATTGACAAAAGGTTACTCTCAGAAATCCATCAGCAAGAACATCTCCAAAGAGATGAAATCTGGCATGCCTCAAAAGCAAGCCGTGGCCGTGGCACTGACCACCGCACGCAAGGCAGCCAAAGCCGCTGGTAAGCCCAGCAAAGCGCCAGCAAAGCCAATGAAGGCCAAGAAGTGAAGGCCGGTCTATACGCCAACATTCACGCCAAGCGTGAGCGCATTGCAGACCAGAAGGCCGCAGGCAAAACGCCTGAGCGCATGCGCAAGCCTGGCACAAAAGGCGCACCTACAAAGGCCGCATTTGTTGCATCTGCCAAGACAGCCAAGCCAATGAAAGCCAAAAAATGAGCACATCATTCCCAGCAATGATCTACCGAAGCCCTGGCCAGCAACGCAAGCCTGGTGGTGGAACATACAATTTCGACAGCGTCCAAACGCAAGAAGAACTCGACGCAAAGCTGGAAGCAGGCTGGTTTACATCATCATCTGAGGCCATTGAAGCCGCAGGCGAGAAGGCCAATGGCAATGTAAAACCAAAGCCAAAGTGGGCAATCAAGCCGGTCAAGAAGAAAAAGCCAGCCAAGCCATTAGATTGGCGTGAGCAGGCCAAGGCCGAGCCAGCGCCAGCTCCAGAGCCAGCTTCTGAACCTGAGCCTATCGATGAGGACACAGCGCCAACCCGCGAAGAACTTGAGGCCAAGGCCACAGAACTAGGAATTCGCTTTGATGGTCGCACAAAAGACAAAAAACTGGGACAATTGATCCAAGACAGATTGTCTGAGAACACAGGAGAATGACATGGGATGGACAAAACGCCAATTCGTCGCACAGGCCTTCGAGGAAATTGGCCTTGCATCCTACGTCTTTGATCTGACACCAGAACAGTTGCAGTCTGCCCTGCGCAGACTCGACACCATGATGGCCGCATGGAATGCCTTGGGCATTCGCTTAGCCTATCCTCTGCCATCCAGCCCTCAAGACAGCGATCTGGATGAGCAGACTAATGTGCCAGACAGTGCAAATGAGGCCATCTACACAAACTTGGCCATCAAACTGGCACCAGGTTACGGCAAGCAGGTCATGCCAGACACCAAGACCACGGCCAAAGAGTCCTACAACACGCTCCTGTCACGCGCAGCCATGCCAATGGAGCAACAGATGCCAGGCACAATGCCATCCGGTGCAGGCAACAAGCCTTGGCGCGTCTACGACGACCCATTCTTGCAGCGCCCCTACGATCCAGTCTTGGCCGGTCAAGACGGCCCACTCGAATACAACTGAGGAAATACCAACATGCCACAAATCAACCAACTCTCAAGCATCAGCCAAGTCTCTGGTGCAAACCAGATTCCGGTCTACGACCAGAACAATGGAGATGCTCGGAAAATGTCGGTCAGCGCATTGCTGCAATACTTTCAAGCTACATTCGCGGCCCCGACTGTGGCCACCAACCTTTATGTGCCAGGCACTGGCTTCAACGTGACGGTTCCCACACCAGTCAGCGAACAGCAGTGGATGATCTTGCAACCTGCTGGCCCACTGGCCACTGGAACAATCACTTTGCCATTGAACACTGGTGTGCCTGATGGCACTCAGGTGCTGATAACCAGCACTCAGACAATCACAGCATTTACTCTTGCTTTGAATGGTGCATCTGCCATTTTTGGCAATGTCTCAACATTGACTGCTGGTGCAGCCGTGTGCTATCGCTTCTACCAAGCCACAAATTCTTGGTACAACATTGTCAATGAAACCACAGGTTTCAATGCGGCAATCCAAACATTCCTGAACAGTCCAAGTTCTGCAAACCTTCGCGCTGCCGTTACAGATGAAACTGGAACTGGTGCTTTGGTTTTTGCTAATACACCAACATTGGTGACACCGATTCTTGGAACTCCAACATCTGGAACTCTTACTTCATGCACAGGACTGCCACTTACAACAGGCGTGACTGGCGCTCTGCCTGTCGCTAATGGTGGCACTGGAGCATCAGCAACAGTTCAGGCATTGAGTGGCCCTGGTGCGGTAAATATCACAAGCCTTGCCACTGCCTTCACTTCAACTGCTACTGGCAATGCATTGACTCTTGCAGATGGCGCACAAGGACAACTCAAGACAATTATTTATGTCGCAGAAGCAGCTGGTGGTGATACTGGTGTTTTGACTCCAGCTAACCTTGGAAGCGCAACCACAATCACTTTTAATGCTGTTGGAGATTCGGTAACACTTCAGTTTGCTGGTACAGACTGGTGGGTTGTTGGATTCCGTGGCGCTGTAGTAGCTTAATTTTTAGGAGCAAAAATCATGTTTATTCAACCAAGCCTAACCCAAAATCAAGTCGATGTGATCGTCCCTGTTGGCGAGTACATCAGCATCGGCAACACCGGCAACGAAGCCACCACAGTGCTGTTGCAATCTGTGGCTACAAGCGCACAGCCTTGGAACTACTCCACCATTGGCACGCTGTTCAATACTGCTCAGACTTTCGGCCCCTACACCGAAGACCGCACAATTCGCATTGACAACCGCAATGCCACTGTCGAGTACAGCATTGGCGCACAGCCTCAACTGCGCAACTTCCCTGCATTGGTGCTTGAGAACAAAGGCCCAATTGGACTGGTCGAGCCTGCTGGCACTTTCGTGACCCTTACCTACAACAACAACGCAGGCAAAGTTCGTCTAAACAGTGCTGGCGCTCATGGCCTCACAGCAGCTGTGGCAGTTGGTGAAAATGTTTATGTGACATGGAGTGGCGGCACAGGCGTGACCGGACTTTATCCAGTCACAGCATTGGACACTGATACCACCGGCACAGCAGTCACTATTGATCTGGCTTACAAAAGCGCCACTGCCACAATCACCATTGCAGCACCTGGCGTAGTGACATGGACAGATCATGGATTGTCTGCCAACAGCACGATTCGATTCACGACCACTGGCGCATTGCCAACAGGCTTGGCCATCAACACGACCTACTATGTCAAAACCGTGTTGTCTCCAAACACCTTCACCGTGTCTGCTTCCGCAGGCGGTGCAGCCATTACTACAAGCGGCACGCAGTCAGGTACTCAGACAGCCTTGGTCTGGTACGGCACAGCAGTGGTTGCAGTGGCCAACACAGCAGTCACTTTGTCCTCTGTCACTGTGCCAGGCTGGTCAGTCGGAACTGGTGGACAGATAGAAATCAATGCACTTTTCAGCTTGACCAACAGTGCCAACACCAAAAACCTTGGAATGACATTTGGTGGTAGTGCAATCTTCACATTGGCCGCAGCCAACGTTGCAAGCGTATCTGTTCAAAAAGAGATTGTTAATCGTGGCGGCTCGCAAATTGTCTCAAGTGCAGTTGGAGCAACTGGCCACGGAGCATCAACAGGCACTGTTTTGACTCTAAGTGTTAATACTAATGTGGACCAGACATTTGCAATCACTGCTCAACCAGCCACTGCAAATGAATTGGTTCAATTGGAATACTACAGCTTGCAAATGATCTTCTAATTATGGCCACCAAAGACTCAAGACTTGCTCGCGCTGGCGTGGAAGGCTACAACAAGCCAAAACGCACGCCATCGCATCCGACCAAAAGCCACGTTGTCGTGGCCAAGGCAGGTGACCAAGTGAAGACCATTCGCTTCGGTCAGCAGGGCGTGTCTGGGTCTCCAAAGAAGGAAGGCGAGTCAAAGGCATCCGAGACTCGTCGAGAATCATTCAAAGCCAGACATGCTGAGAACATTGCCAAGGGCAAGATGAGCGCAGCATACTGGGCCAACAAGGTCAAGTGGTAAGCCATGCAAATTCCAATCCTAAACGGCATCTACGCTGACAACACGCCAGAGTTGCGCACCAGCTATCCGGTCAATATGATGCCAGTGCCAAAAAATTCAGGCATCAGCAATGGATTCCTGCGTCCAGGCGATGGCATTGTGGCCAACGGCACAGGACCAGGAACTGATCGTGGAGGAATCAACTGGAATGGTGTTTGCTACCGAGTCATGGGCACCAAGTTGGTTTCTGTGGCCAGAGATGGAACTGTGACCACTTTGGGCGATGTTGGTGGGCCAGTCACTGATTTGGTGACGCTTGATTACAGTTTTGACTTACTAGGCATTGCATCTGGTGGTCGACTGTACTTCTGGGACCCAGTGGCATCCACACTCACACAGAACACCGATCCAGACCTTGGTGTAGTGCTCGACTTCTGCTGGGTCGATGGCTACTTCATGACGACTGATGGTGCCAATTTGGTCGTCACTGAATTGTCTAATCCATTGTCTGTCAATCCATTGAAATATGGAAGTTCAGAAGTTGATCCAGACCCTGTGGTGGCACTCATCAAGTTGCGCAACGAGGTCTATGCGCTCAACAGCAACACCATTGAGGTGTTCGACAACGTGGGTGGTGACTTGTTTCCATTCGCACGCATTGATGGCGCACAAGTTCAAAAAGGCGTACTTGGAACGCATGCATGCTGCATTTTTCTTGATCGCATTGCCTTTTTGGGTGGTGGTCGAAATGAAGCGCCATCCATTTACATTGGCGCAGCAGCCACTACTCAAAAACTAAGCACTCAAGAAATTGACAACCTGCTTCTGCAATATACAGAAGCACAGCTGGTGCGCGTCCAACTCGAAGCACGCAACGACAAGAATCACCAGCATCTGTACGTGCACTTGCCAGACCGCACCATTGTTTATGACGCATCAGCATCCGAGGCATTGGGTGAGCCTGTCTGGTTCACGTTGGCCAGCACCGTTGTCGGCTTTGCACAGTACCGCGCACGCAATATGATCTGGTGCTACGACAAATGGCTTGTGGGTGATCCACAGTCTAGTTCCATTGGATACTTTGTGCAAAGCACTGGTGAACATTGGGGTCAGCAAGTGCGCTGGGAATTTGGCACACTGATCGTCTACAACGAAAGCAATGGCGCGATCTTCAACGAGCTTGAACTGGTCAGTTTGACCGGAAGCGTGGCACTAGGAACAAATCCACAAATCAGCACCAGCTACAGCGTGGATGGAAAATCATGGAGCCAAGACCGCTACATCACTGTTGGCACCACTGGAAACACAGTCAAACGTCTGGCATGGTTTCAGCAAGGCCATATGCGCAACTGGCGCATTCAGCGTTTCCGTGGCGACAGCGATGCCCATGTGTCGTTCATTCGTCTTGAAGCCCAGATTGAGGCATTGGCATTCTGATGGCAACCGCACCAACATCCCGCAGACTCAATCTGACGCGAGATCAGCTTGCAACATTTCTGACTGATCAGCAACAGATCAGACAGTTTGAGTTGCTATTTTCTACTGTGGATGAAATTCAGGTCATTGTTGGAACTGACTTTGAGTATCAAGCAGACACAGCAGCGGCCAATGCCAATAATGCGCTGGCCCAGATCAGTGCGCTAGCGCAAGATACCGCAGTCGATGATGCTGTCCTAAACGCCAAAATTCAGCAAGCATTGGATGCCATTCCTAGATTGGCTCAAGCACTTGACTTGCTTGCACTGGCACCTGTGCGCAACAATATCGAACTGGCGCACGATGTAAATGGCATCTTGCCTTATGCAAACCAAACCGCCTCAGTGCGATCTAATCAGGTGCTCACATGGCTTTCGATGTAATCACACCAGCAAAACTTGGCCAAGCGGCCATCACGACAGGCGTGACCACGCTGTACACCGTACCGGCCAGCACACGCACACTGCTCAAAGAGTTCAGCATTGCCAACACCACGGCAGCGGCCATCAATGTGCGCGTGTTCTTGGTGCCATCCGCAGGATCGGCAGGAACTGGCAATGCGTTTCTTTACGATGTGTCAGTTCCAGCAAACAATGCGTTGCAATACAACGGCATTGAAGTGCTGAACGCAGGAGACACCATTCAAATTCAGGCAGCATCGGCTGGCCTCACAATCATCGCCAGTGGTGGCGAAGCCACATAAGGAGAATGAAATGACCGTATCAATCAAGGTGCTGATCCCACCAAAGCAAGCTGAAGCCACGCAGACCACGCAATACACCGCAGTGAATTGCAAGGCTCTAATCGACAAATTCACAGCCACGAACACCACGGCAGGCAATGTGACGATCAGTGTCAACTTAGTGACCAGTGGCGGCACAGCTGGCGTGACCAACTTGATCGTGGACACCCGCAGCATTGCACCCGATGAGACCTACACATTCCCAGAGCTGGTTGGCCAAGCGCTGGAATCAGGCAGTTTCATCTCAACCATTGCCAGCGCAGCCACATCACTGACTATCCGCGCATCTGGCCGCGAAATCACTTAATCAAGGAGAACAGCATGGACAAATTCATGATGATGCCAAAGGGCTTTATGGGCTTGCCGATGGAGGAAGAATTCATCACCACAGCCGAGAACAAGAAAAACACCCAGATCGTCATCGATGACTGGATGCTTGGCCCTGAGAATCCAAGCAACGAGCCAACGGCCAACAAGACCTACTGGATCGCTGTGGGCAAAGCCATGCAAGTGGACGAAAAAGAGTCTCGTCGTCGTCGGTGCTCGAACTGCGAGTACTACGACAACAGCACCATGACGCAGGCCAAAATGGAGCGCATCCCGCGCAACGACTGGGATACCGATGCCGGTTTCCGTGGTTACTGCACCAAATTCGAGTTCATCTGCCACGACCTGCGCGTCTGTCAGGCATGGGAAGAACGTGAATTTGAAATGGAAGATTGACCAAATGCCAAAATGTGGGAAAATAGTCAGCACTGAGCCGTTCGAGCCGCCAGTAGCTCACAAGCCCCTGCATAGGAGTTTTCGATGAGTCATGTTGCGGTTCAGGAAGTCAAAGCTGGCGTGCCAGCCGAGCACCTGCCAATCTATCGCCTAGAGGCCGAGCTACTCAAGCTGCCTCAAGTGGACATGCCTGTCGATCATGAATTCTGCAATGGCCTGTACGCTCGGACAATGCATATTCCTGCTGGCACCGTTTTGACTGGTGCAATTCACAAAGAAGAATCGTTTTTCTTGGTGCGCAAGGGTGAATTGATTGTCAGCACAGACAATGGCCCACGCACTCTTAGACCAGGCGACATGAGCGTCTCAAAGATCGGCACCAAGCGTGCTGGCATTACCTTGACTGACGTTGAGGTGACTACATTTCACGCAAACCCAACCAACGAACAAGAACCGCAGGCACTGTGGAACATGTTCACTATTCCAGCGCCAGCAATAGCTCTTGAAACTGCACAGACAGCGCAATTGGAGGAATCAAAATGACATTTGGATTATCAGGAGCAGCACTAGCAGGCATTGCCGTTGGTGGTGCAACACTCATCTCTGGCATGGCCCAAGCTGATGCAGCAGAAGGTGCAGCTGCTGCACAATCCGGTGCGGCACAAGCTGGCATTGAAGAACAACGCAGGCAATTTGATAAAGTTCAAGAATTGCTCAAGCCGTACTCTATGGCAGGAGAGAAAGCACTTGGAGGTCTTGCACCATTTGCAGCAGCAGGAGCACCAGCACTTGAGGAGCAACAAGCACTGCTTGGCCTTCGTGGGCCAGAGGCAGAGCGTGCAGCCATTGAGCGTATTAGAGGTGGAGAAACATTCAAAGCACTTGCTGGCCAAGGAGAGGAAGCATTGCTTCAGCGTGCATCGGCCACTGGTGGCTTGCGTGGTGGAAACATCCAAGGTGCATTGGCACAGTTTAGGCCAGCATTGCTGTCCAGTCTTATCGATCAGCAATATGGCCGATTAGGTGGAATGACAGCACTTGGACAGACAACTACGCAGAATCTTGCAGGTCTTGGCCAAGCATCCGCAGCCGGTACAGGTGCAGCCGCACAATCAACTGGAGCAAACGTGGCAAATCTTCTTGGCCAACAAGGTGCAGCACTAGCTGGCGCTGAGATTGCCCAGGGCAAAGCATTTGGTGCAATTCCAGCAGCAATCTCTGGCGGCCTTGGTTTATTTAGCGGTCTCGGAGGTAAATTCTGATGCAACCTATCAACTATGGGGTTCAAATCGCTGACCCAACACAAGCATTTTTGGGCGCGTTCCAAACTGGAGCAAGTGTCCAAGAAGCAAGGCTCAGGCAAGAACAGCAACAGCAACAACTGGCCAACCAAAAGCTGATTCAGGAAGGCTTTGCAAAGTTGCGCCAGCCAAATGCAACTGCTGCTGACTATGCAAATCTGTCGATGCTTCTACCTGAAACACAGGCTAAGTCTGTGCGTGAGGGTTTCAGCATGTTGTCAGGAGAACGTCAGCAAGCTGCACTGCAACAGTCTGGGCAAGTTCTTTCTGCATTTAAAGCAGGCAAGCCAGATATTGCTATTAATTTAATGGATCAACAAATTGAGGCCAAGCGCAATTCTGGCGACGAATCTGGTGCAAAGTTCTTGGAGACATGGCGTGATGTGGCCAAAGTAACTCCACAGGCTACAGAAGACTATTTTGGATATATTACCTCACAGATGCCAGGTGGCGATAAGGTAATTGACAGTGCAATTAAACTTAGTGCCGAACGCAGATCGCAAGCCAAAGCACCAGCAGAATTGACACAAGCCATTGCAGCAGCAGACAAAGCAGTTGCTGAGGCTACTACAGCTCAAGCCACAGCCACCAATGCAGCAGAAAAGGCAGCAGCAGATGCAGCCAAAGCAACAGCAGACGCAAATGCGGCTAAGGTTAAAGCGAAATATGCAGAGCAAGTTGAAATTGCAGGCTTGAACAAGACCAACTGGGACATCAACAATCTGCGCAGTCAAATTGGTGATCGTTCTGCACGTTTGAATCTTGATACTCAAAAGACAGCCGCAGACGTTGCTGCAAAAATGTCCGACATTCAGAAAAATCTGACTGACATTCCAGCAGACACTCGCAAACTAATCAACGAATCAGCAGTATTGGCAGCAACATCCAAGCAGTCAGCTGGACAGTTTAATGACTTGGCCAAGCGTCTTGATGAATCTGGTGGTGGTTATGGTGTGTTCTCAAGCGCCTCAGACTTCTTGAAAAAGGGTGCAGGTTTCCAAGGCGGTATGACGCAACTGCGTCAAGAATATACTCGCCTTCGAAACACAGCGGCCATCAAGTCATTGCCACCAGGCCCAGCCACCGACAAAGACATTGCAATGGCCCTGAAAGGCTTTCCAAGCGACAATGCATCCGCTGGTGACTTGTCCAGCTTCTTGCGTGGTATGGCCAAGCTGCAAGATGTTGACGCATCCATAAACAATGCGAAGACTGACTGGCTTGCCCAGAACAACGGCACACTCACACGTGCCAAGAACACATTTGTTGCTGGTGACTATGCAACCAAGCCTGGTGAGACATTCAACGACTTTGCACAGCGCATTGTTGGAGATGTATCGAAAAAGTATCGCTCACCAGAACAGACTGCAGAGGAAAGACGCCAGCAACTTGTTTCTCAAATTCCAACCAACCAAGCACAAGTGCCTGCGGCAGCAGCTGCGGCAGCGCCAGCAAATATTCGCTCACAGGCTGACGCAATCCTGCGCGGAGGTCAATAAATGGCAACAGCAGACGAATACGCAGCTTGGATCGTCAAGAATTCCGCAAAACGCGGAACTCCTGAGTTTGATACCGTGGCACAGGCATACCAACTTGCCAAGGCAGAAGAAACTACGGCAGTCACTCAACAACAGATTGCACCACCACCAGCACAGCCTAGCATTGGCCAACAAATTGTTGGTGCTGGTGAGACAGCACTGACATTTGGCACAGCAGCCACTGGTGGCACGCTTGGCACATTAGCTGGAACTCTGCAAGGATTGTCCCAACAAATTCTGTCAGGAAACTTTGGCACACCAGAGGCCATGCGTGCGGTCGAGAAGGCCGCAGCTGAAGGTGCGCAGGCTCTCACATATCAACCACGCACCCAAGCTGGCCAAGAGCAGGTGCAGGCTGTTGGTCAAGTATTGGCCAACGTCTTGCCACCAGTCCTGCCTGCAATCGCAGCTCCAGGCGCTGTCATGCAAGCCGCACGCACTACAGCACCAACAGTTGGCGCAGCTCGTCAGATCGGAACAGCAGCAGGCCAGCGTGCAGCAACAGCAACAGGCCAAGCCATTGCCAAGCCTGTACAAGCGGCCACAACAGCCGTTCGTGAGACTCTTGGTATGGAAGTGGCACCAGCGCCAGCGCAAACCGGTGCGCGTGTATCAGCAGGTGCGGCAGCTACACCTGAAGCCTTACGTCGAACCACTACTGCCGAAACTTTGCCAGTTCCAGTCACTCTTACCAAAGGCGCGGCCACCAGGGATGCCCAGCAATTGGCCTTTGAAAAAGAACAGATCAAGAGCGATCTAGGTGGCCCACTGCGCCAGCGTGCCGAGGAAAACAATCTGCAAGCCTTGCAGAACTTTGATGCGTTAGTTGACATGACAGACGCTCAACTCATGGACTTATCATCCACAGGCGGTGCTGTCGTCAAATCCTTGACCGAAGGCCTAACAGCTGCCAAGAACAGAACTCGCGCAGCCTACAAAGCAGCCGAGAAAGCAGGTGAGCTGGAGAACAGCGTTACCCTCAAAACTGTGGTGGACTACATCAACGAGAACATCCCAGAGGGTGACTTGGCCCCGATACTCAAAGCAGCACAGCAGAAGGCTATTGCCATTGGTGCAGCAGTCCCAGATGCAGATGGCAGGCTTGTGGCCCAGCCAGTCACTTTACGCCAAGCTGAAAGCCTGCGCCAAACATTCCAGCGTGCTGGCTTTGAAGGTGCAGATCAGTTCCACGGTGGAAGCCTTAAACGAGCTTTCGATGTTGAAACTGAAGGCATGGGCGGCGATCTCTACAAAAAGGCGCGTCAAATTCGCCTTGAACAAGCACGCAAGTTTGAAAATCGCGCCATTGTTGCTCGACTGATTAAAAACCGCAAAGGCATGGAAGACCCACAGGTCGCAGCCGATCAGGTTTTCAGAAAGTCCATCCTGAACTCGTCACCAGAAGAAATCACGTTTTTGAAGCGTGTTCTTTTGACCAGTGGAAACGATGGCCAGCAAGCCTTCAAAGAGTTGCAAGGTGCCACTGTGCGCCACCTTAGAGACGAAGCCACCAAAGGCATGGGAATGGACTCGCAAGACCGTCCTTTGATCTCTCCAGCTAAGTTGCACCAGTCTGTGCAAGCACTTGACGCAAATGGCCGACTTGACGTCATCCTTGGAAAGAAAAATGCACAGATTGTGCGAGACCTTGACGATGTCGTGCGTTATGTCACTACAGTGCCACCAGGCACATTGATGAACAGCTCAGGCACAGCAGGAACACTTCTGGCAGCAATGGCAGAAGCAGGCGCGACAGGTGCATTAACTGGCCTACCATTGCCAGTGGCATCTGGCA